AAAACGGTGTACTTGATTTAGGTGATGCTTATTTAATTGCTGCCCATAATAGTGGATATAGATTAATAAATAAAGTATTATGGTTCAATCCAACTGATTATGATTTAATAACCAGAATTAACTTTGCTATAATCAATCCGGTATCATCATTTACTATCAATGTTACCACTAGTGATGTAATACAAAACATTAAATATTGTATATTAGGGGATGTTAATTTATCACATTCCTCAAATTAGGTGACCTAAATATTTTTCCTTAAATTAATATTATGTGGAGAATTAAGCAATTCATAAGACGTGCTAAAAACCTATTTCGTTGGTTACCTATTATATGGCGAGATGAACAATGGGATCATTATTTTATTTTTGAAATATTAAAACACAAATTAATATTCACAGCTGAACACACTCGTAAAAATGGTTATCATACTAGCTCTGATTATGATGCTGATAGAATGATGTTATGTGTTAAGCTGATTGACAAGATACAGAATGAAGAGTATATGAATGTCTTAGCCGATGATGATAACTTAACTCAAAAAAAGATAGATGATGCTATGAATAAACAGAAAAAAGCACGTCAATTATTATTTAAATTACTTGATAAATACATTGAATCATGGTGGGATTAATTATTGTAACATTATTTGGATGGTTAGCTTTTGAAATATGGAGAGCACCACATTTAGATGAAAATGGTAATATTATTGAACCAGCTAAAAAATTTAAAGACTTGTTCAAATGATAATAGGACTAATTATTGTGGTATTTACCTTACTAATAGCTATAGTATGGGTAAGAGGTATTAATCATATGAAAGAAAAATACCCAAATTATAAAGGTGAAGATTTTTTAGATTGGGATGATAATAAAATACACTCAGAAGGTGATTTTTGACCTCAATAATTTACCCATATTTAATATATGGAACCAGTATACCCTAAAGATAATGGTAGTATAGAACGAGCACGAGAAGCATTTCGTAAGAAAGTAGCTAATTGGAATTGGGATATTGTTGATGAAAATGACTACCAGGGTAAACCAAGAGGTAGAAAAGCTAAAATAAAAGAGAAACCTAAAGCTAAACCACGAACAAAAAGTGAACAACAAATAGTAAGTAAATTTTTTAATTATGAAAAAATTATTTAGAAGTACAACGGATAATAGAATAGGTGGAGTATGTGGTGGAATCGCTGAATATACAAATAGTGACCCAACGATTTGGAGATTACTTTTTTTAGCATTAATATGTGCACCATTCCCTATGATTTTTATTTATTGTTTAGCATGGATTATTATACCTAAAAAATAAAACTATGAAAGAATTTATAGCAAAATATCAAAAAGCAATCGTTGGAACAGGCGCTGTAGCCGTTTTAACTCTTTGTTATTTTCAACAAAAAGAATTAGCTACTTTAAGAGTAGAAACTAAATCTAAACAATTCATTATTGATTCACTTGGTAGTGAAATATTTACTAAAGATATTCAAATTGGTTCTTATGAAGTTATGTGGGAGAAAATTAAAGAAATTCATCCTAAAACAGCTGAACAGATTGATCTTGAAGTGGAATAAAATAAAGTTAATAGTTGGTATCATATCAATAGTTATGACATTCTACTATATTGTAGAAATTTTTAAACTATTAAAATATAATCAATGAAAAAATTATTATTAATATTATTTTTAAGTTTGTCTACAGTTAGTTATGGACAAATTAAATCATTAGATTCATTTGTTAATGAGTGGTTAGGTGTTCCTTACCGTTTAGGAGGTAATGCCAAAACAGGAATTGATTGTTCACAATTTACTAAACGATTGTATAAAGAAGTTTATAGTGAGCAATTAGAAAATGTAACTTGGAAACAATGGAGACAAACAAAACGAATATCTAAAGCTAGTTTAGAAATAGGTGATATAGTATTTTTTAATAGTAATTTATCACCATCAGGATGGCATTGTGGAATTTATATTGGTAGAAATAAATTTGTTCATGCCTCAAATAGGAGAGAAGGAGTGATCATAAGTGATTTGAACAGTTATCCTTATAATAGAAATTATAAGGGTGCTGGAAGACTTTAGTATATTTAAAATAAAATAAGGTTATGAATATAATTTATGATATCAATCCTGAGACAGGAATGATGAAACTTAAATTTAAGGATGGTTTATTTAAGTCATTAGATAAGGATAATAGAGAGGCATTTGATAAGTATTTATTGCCTTTATTAGCAATGAATGATAAGTTTGTTTTGACTGGTAGTTTATCACTTAAGTTACTTGGTTTTGAACCATTAGATAAAGTAGGTGATTTTGATATTGGTTTAACATCAGCATTTACAGAAGAAGATTTCAATACAGCTAAAAATTTCTTTGGTTTCTTTACATCATATGGAGAAAGATATGGTTATGAACCAGATAAAAGAGAATTTGATCCAAATGCTCACCTATGGCAGTTTGGTAAACATTGGGATGTGAATGTAAATGAAAATTATAATAGGTTAGCTGAAATTAAGATAGATGTATTCAATGATGAAATGCTTAGAAAAAAAGATATCATTGAAATATATTATGATGATTTTCCAATTCGTTTAGTACATCCAAGTATAACTTACAGTTATAGAATGAGATACGCTTTAGATCAGAGAGGTTCTACAACATTTAAGTATTGGGAGCGCATGAGTGAGTTTATGAAAAACGCTAAGGAGTACTATCTCAAAATTAGAGCCATTTATAAAATGATAGCTCGTATTCATGAGCATAATGCTAATGTTGAGGGTAATAAAGATAAAATAAATAAAATAAGAGAGTTAGCTGATAGAAGAGATCATAATATGGAAAACTTTTTTGAAAAAGTATTTAATGAAACACTTGATCCATTTACTTTAACAATGGAAAAAGAACATGAACAATTTGTAAAACGAAATCAAGAGATAAAATTAGTAAATAAAATAAAGTTATGACAATAAAAAATCCTCCAGTTATAAGTAAATTTGGTATCACAAATAAGTTTAAGGTTGAAGATAGATTCAAAGATCATCCATTACTAGAACAATATGATTTGAAAGTTATATTCAGTGGATGGTTTTCTAAAGAGGAGGCTTATGAAATTGAAAATGAATTTTTACAAAGATATCCTAAAATTAAATATAATTTTACAGTTAATGGTTTTGATAAAATAGATGGTCATAGTGAGATGAGATATATTGATGAGGCAATTGTGAACAAAATAAAAAAAGAATTGTATGACCTTAGAGGAGACAATACATTTAGTTCAATTAAAGAACAAAAACAATTTGCAGTTAAACTGTATTTTATACAATTTGTAAGAAAGTGAAAACAATAGTTATTGGAGACGTTCATGGATGTTCATTATGGAAATTAATAACTAACCAAGAACAAGATGCTGATAGAATTATCTTCATAGGTGATTACTTTGATTCATTTGATATATCAGGTGTTGAGCAGATTCAAAACTTTAAGGAAATAATTGAGTATAAAAAAACATCAGGTAAAGAAGTTATTATGTTAGTTGGTAATCATGACCATCATTATTATCCAGAAGTAGGTTATACTGGTACTAGTGGTTATCAAAGAGGTATTGCACCATCTATTAATCAAGTTATAGATGAAAACAGACAACACCTACAAATGGCTTATTCATTTGATGAATTTTTATTTACACATGCTGGTGTTAGTCCAACATTTATGGATGGTGAATTTGGTGAAGAAGGATGGGTTGAGGATAATATAGTAGAATTATTAAATGATTTATTTAAATATAAACCTAAATCATTTGAATTTAATGGTACTGACCCTCATGGTGATAATACTTACCAAACACCAATTTGGATTAGACCTCGTTCATTAATGGCTGTAAATAAAAAACATAATAAAGGATTAAAAAAGAGATATATTCAAATAGTAGGTCATACCCAAGTTAAAAAACTTGATTTAATTGGTTCTCAAAAATCAGCTGGTGGTAGATATTATTTAATTGATTGTCAAGAATCAACAGGTGAATATTTGGTGATCCAAGATAAAGAACTTATTATTGGAACAACAAGATAAGTTATGACATTAAAATATAGACTTGAAAGACTTAGATGGTGGAAAGTACTATTTAGTCCACTTAAACCATTTACTCTTAAATGGTATGTAGGCAAACTAGCATTAGGTACTCCATACTTTTACCCTAGAAAAACAGTTAAAAGTAAAACTAAACCAGGTTATTTAGAATTTAAACCAATCAAAGTTGGGTTTGATTCATGTTCATTAGGGTGGAAAACAAAATGGACTGACACTGATTTCAGATTTGAACATGGACCAATGCTTACGTTTGTGTTTTTTGGATACCAAATAGCAGTGACGCCTAAACCACCAACTGATTGGCCTAACTCATACTGGGAAATATGGTTGTGCTATGAGTATGCTACAGACAAAACTAAATCAAGACGTGAACGAATAGCTGAATGCAGAAAAATAATGCCACAGAAATGGGTGTCAAGTAAAAACGGCATTGAAACTAAAATTGATTATTACGAACAAGTAATTAAACCTAAATACTTAAAATGACAGGTAAAAAAGAACCAAAACGTAAATGGTTTATTGTTATGAACTCTAAATTAGAGTATTTCAGTGGACTAATGTATGGTGGTCAATTAGTATGGTGTAGTGATTATAATGAGGCTAAACCATTAGATGATGAAGCTAAATTTAAAACATTACAGTACTTGTGTTGGGGTGAAGAATTAATAATGGATTATATATGAGTAAACATACATTGTGGGTTGAAAAATATAGACCTGATACATTAAATGGTTATTTAGGAAATGAATCATTCACTGAAGCGTTAAGTGAATGGATTGATAAAAATAATTTTCCTAATCTATTACTTTACGGTTCACCAGGTACAGGTAAAACAACTGCCGCTAAATTAGTAGTTAAAAATATTAATTGTGACTTTTTATATTTAAACTGTTCTGATGAGAATGGTATTGATGTGATTAGAGATAAAGTAAAACAGTTTGCTTCAGGTGCTACATTTAAACTACTTAAAGTAGTTATATTAGATGAAGCTGATTTCTTAACTATAAATGCTCAAGCAGCACTTAGAAATATTATTGAGACATTTAGTTTAAATACTAGATTCATCTTTACTTGTAATTATGTAGAACGTATTATTGATGCTTTACAATCACGATTAACTAGTTTTCATTTAACAGTTGCTGATATTAAGATAGTGGCTAAACATTTAGTTGGTATATTAGATGCTGAGAGTATTAAATATGATAAGCAAGACATAGTTACTATTGTTAAAAAAACCTATCCTGATTTAAGACGAGCAATTAATATATTACAAAGTAATTCAGTTAAAGGCAAGTTAACACTTAATGAAGTAATAGATAGTAATTATATTGAACAAGTTATTAATGAACTTAAGTCTAAAAAGAAAACAGCATTTAATAATATTAGACAAATCATAGCTAATAATAATATAAATGACTTCACTGGTTTATATAAGTCATTATATGATCACTATTCATCTCCAGAGTCAACAATAGTTATAGAAGAATATATGTTTCATTCAACTACCATACCTGATAAAGAAATATGTTTTATGGGTTGTGTAGCTAAACTTTTAAATTTATGAATCAAGAACAACCAAAATTAAACATTCCATTAGAGAAAACAGTAACAATTACTAATGAAGCTGGTGAACCTATTGTTTTAGGTGAAGCTGTTATTTTAAGAAAAGCTAATAAGTTTTTAGTTGGTACTACACAAGATGCTTTAGTACCTATTCCTGTATTTTATGATATTAAAACTCATAAAATAGCTTTAGACATGTTACCTCCTGAAATTAGAGATGAATTTAAAGAGGTAGGATTTTCATTTAATAGTTAAGAATGAATTTATTTGATTGGTTAAATGAGATAACATATCATAAACGTCCATGGAGTATATTTATGGATGAAGATAAAGCTGAGTTTAATACTTATATGATTCATCGTTTCATTAGTATGAATTCATCTTATATTGATGTTGTTAATTTAATTCAACGTTATCCAGATTGCCCTAAAAGAAAGGTATATCAATTCTATTGTGAGTTATTACCTAAACAAAAAGCATTCTTTAGGTATATTAAAGCAAGTGCTAAGGGTGATCCAGAAACAATTAAGGCTATATCAGAGTACTACCAATGTAGTACTCGTGAGGCAAAAGAATATATTAATATAGTAGATGTAAATAATATTAAAAATGTGCTTAACTTGGGACAGTCAGGTACAAACAAAAAAAGGAGAAAAAAATCATGATTACATTTATTTTAGGTGCTTTGGCTGCAGTTGTGGTTGGGGTACTGGGTTGGCTTTCAGTTAGTGTTATTGGATCACTAGAGAGAGTTAAGTCATTAGAACAAGAAAATCAAGTTCAATGGAGAGAGATTGAAGAACGTTACAATTCAATTGAACGTAAATTAGATGAAGCCATAGACATTGTCAATCGTAGAATTGATGATAACTATAGTTACACTGATTCACGATTTGATAAGTTCAATAACCATATTGAACGCAGTTATGTTTCAAAAGTAGATAAAGCTAGTAATACAATCAATTACAATAATTAATTAATCACTTGGCTGTCCCAATTAAGTCATTTAAATTTATTATATGAGCCATATATCAGATTCAAAATCATATCGTGAATACATGATCATGATGGAACGTGAACAAGAAATATTAAGAGAAAAAAGTCGTATGCAACATACTAAAGATAATATCACAAATCAAGTAATTGAAGATTTAAAATCTAGAGCTGAACGTGGTTATAAAAAATATAACACAACATTAGGTGAGAATAATAAGGATAATTACATGAATCATCTATATGAAGAATTATTAGATGCTGCCCAGTATGTTAAAAAAGAACAATCAATTATTCCTGATATACAAAATTTAATTGAAATACATTCTGACAATACTAGGTTGGGTGAGGTTATAAGAGACATATATGGCAAAAAGTAAGTTAACAGAGATTGAACTTAAAATAAAAACACATCAACTTAAAGAAGTTGATTATAGATATCAATCAACAGTATCATATTCTCAATACTCAATGTGGCGTAAATGTCCTCATCAATGGTATTTAGCTTATGTTAAGAATTTAGCTCCATATTCAGCCTCAATTCATACTATATTTGGAACTGCTATTCATGAGACAATGCAACACTATCTTAAAGTGATGTATGAACAAAGTGGAGCAGCAGCTGATAGAGAAGATATAGTTGGAATGTTTAATGAGCGTTTTAGAGCAGTTTATAAAGAACAATTTGAAGCTGCTAAACAACATTTTTCCAATCCAGATGAAATGAGAGAATTTTATGAGGATGGAATTAATATACTTGAATGGTTTAAAAAACATAAAACTCAATTCTTTACTACTCGTAATACAGTATTATTAGGTATTGAAATGCCTTTAATGGTTGGTTTATCTAAAAATGTATTTTTAAAAGGATATATTGACTTTGTTTTATATGATAAAGATTTAGATAAAGTTTATATCTATGACATTAAAACATCCAGGTCAGGATGGAGAGATAAGGATAAAAAAGATGATATTAAACTAGCTCAAATATTGCTTTATAAAGAATATTTTGCTAAACAATATAATATTGATATTGATAAAATTGAAGTTGAGTTTTTTATATTAAAAAGAAAAATATGGGATAATGAAGCATTTGCTATACCTTACATTACCTCATTTAGACCAGCTAGTGGTAAAATTAAACGTAAACAAGCAGCTGATAAATTTAATATGTTCTTAGATGAATGTTTTGATAATGATGGTAAACATATAATTAAAGAATATTCTAAAATAGTAGGTAAAGATTCTTGCACCTATTGTCCATTTAATAATAATAAAGAACTTTGTAATAAAAATGTTGTTTCTTAATCTATATATATATTTATATATATAAAATATAGATTATGGGAGACAATAAATTAACAAGTGTTAAAGTTAATGAAACATTATTTGACGAGTTTAAAGTGTTATGTGTTAGAACAAAGTTTTCACTTCAAAAATTAGTTGATAGAAGTATTCATTTATATTTAACAGATGAAGACTATAGAAAAAAACTTCACAACCATTCAAATTTATCTTTATCAGGTAGTAAACAATCTTAAAAATTTAGTTTAAACGTGTTATGAAAGAAGGTTATTTGCCACAAGCACAAAGAAAAAAAGTCTTATTGTTATGTGATGATATTAGAATGACATCTGGTATATCCACAATGGCTAGAGAAATTGTTATTGGTACAGCTCATCATTTTAATTGGGTAAATGTAGGAGGTGCTATTAGTCACCCAGATCAGGGCAAACGTTTTGATATTAATGCTGATACTAACAAGCATGCTGGTATAGAAGATGCTAGTGTAACTTTATATCCAATTAATGGATATGGTGACCCTCAGTATATTAGACAAATGATTGATATTGAAAAACCAGATGCATTAATGATATTTACTGATCCAAGATATTGGGTTTGGTTATTTCAAATTGAAAATGAAATTAGGAGAAAAATACCTATTATCTATTTAAACATTTGGGATGATTATCCAGCTCCATTATATAATGAGCCATATTATGAATCATGTGATGGATTAATGGCTATATCAAAACAAACACTTAATATAAATAAATTAGTATTAGGTGATAAAGTTAAAAACAAAGTATTAAGTTATGTACCTCATGGTATTAATGAAAAAATGTTTTTTCCAATTGATGATAAGACTAAACTAAATGAGGTTAAGAAAAAATTATTTGGTAGTAAAGAATATGATTTTGTTTTAATGTTTAATTCTAGAAATATTAGACGTAAACAAGTACCTGATACTATGGCTGCATTTAAAGTATTTTTAGATAAATTGTCTAAAGAAAAAGCTGATAAATGTGCTTTAGTATTACATACTCAACCTATTGATGAGCATGGTACTGATTTATATGCTGTGCGTGATATATTATTTAATGATGATCAATATAATCAAATATATTTTTCAGATTTAAAAATACCAGCTAATGATCTTAATATAATATATAATATATCTGATGTCTGTATATTATTAACATCAAATGAAGGATGGGGATTAGCTTTAACTGAGGCAATGATGTGTGGTAAACCAATTATTGCTAATGTGACAGGTGGTATGCAAGACCAAATGCGTTTTGTAGATGAAAATGGTAAGTGGATTGACTTTGATGCTGATTTTTGTTCTAACCATTTTGGTAAATATAAACAATGTGGAGAATGGGCTATACCAGTATTTCCAAGTAATATAAGTATTCAAGGTTCTCCTCAAACACCTTATATATATGATGATAGAGTTGATTTTAGAGAAGCTGCTGAAGCTATTATGAAAGTATATGAGATGGGAACTGAAGAAAGAGAGCGTAGAGGAAAATTAGCTCATGAGTGGGTTACATCAGATGAATCAATGATGTCAGCTAAAAATATGAGTGAAAATGTTATAAAGCATATTAATGAAGTTTTAGCTAATTGGAAACCAAGATATAAATTTGAGTTAATTAAAACAAAACCACTTAAAAGAAAACATATTCGTCATAAATTAGTTTATTAATTGTTATGAAACCATTAATTGTTATAAGTTGTCCTATTGAGACAATGTCTGGGTATGGTGCTAGATCTAGAGATATAGTTAAAGCACTTTTAAAGTATGATAAATATGATATTAAAATTATTTCTCAACGTTGGGGAAATACAGCTTGGAATGCTTTAGATTTAAATAATCTAGAAGATAAAAAATTATATGATTTAATTTGGAGACAACCTCAATTGCCTAAACAGCCTGATGTTTGGATTCAAATCACTGTGCCAAATGAATTCCAACCAGTAGGTAAATTTAATATTGGTATCACAGCTGGTATTGAAACCACTGTGTGTGATCCAAGTTGGATTGAAGGTATTAATAAAATGAATTTAACACTAGTGTCTTCTAATCATGCTAAACAAGTGTTCATTCAATCATCATTTGAAAAAAGAAATAAACAAAATAATCAACTTGAAGGAGTGGTTAAATTAGAAAAACCAGTTGAGGTTTTATTTGAAGGAGTTGATTTAAATAAATATTTTTATATTGATGATAATGATTTAGAAGAAACTGAGTTAGTAGTAGCATTAGATGAAATTGAGGAAGATTTTTGTTTTTTATTTGTTGGCCATTGGTTACAAGGTGATATTGGTGAAGATAGAAAGAATGTAGGTTATATGGTTAAAGTATTTTTAGAAATGTTTAAAAATAAAAAAGGAAATAAACCAGCATTAATTCTAAAAACATCTCAGGTTACTAATTCAATAATGGATAGAGATGAAGTACTTAAAAAAATAGAAGCTGTTAAACAAACAGTTAAAGGTGATTTACCAAATGTTTACTTATTACATGGTGATTTAGATGATAAAGATATAAATGATTTATATAATCATGGTAAAATAAAGACTATGGTATCATTAACTAAAGGAGAAGGATTTGGAAGACCATTACTTGAATTTAGTTTATCTAAAAAACCTATTATAGCTAGTAAATGGAGTGGTCATTTAGATTTCTTACATCCAGAATACAACACATTAGTAGGAGGAACATTAACTAATGTTCATTCATCAGCCCAAGCTAAAAATATGATATTAGCTGAATCACAATGGTTTACTCCTAATGATGGAGAAGTAGCTGATGCTTTTAAATCAGTTTATAATGATTATAATAAACATTTAGAAAAATCTAAACGCCAAGCTCATTTTGCTAAAACTAATTTCTCATTTGATAAAATGGCTGAAGTATTAGATAATATTTTAGAATCAAAAGTACCTAAACAAGTAGAGCTTAAATTACCAACATTAAAAAAAGTAAATAATATTGATATACCTAAACTTAATTTACCTAAACTTAAAAAAATAGAATAATGAATGATAGATTAGTAACATGTCCACATTGTGAATCAGATGCTTGTTATGAGCATAAACAGCAAGGTATATTAATATGGAGTTGTATGAATTGTGGATTCACATCAAATGAATTAATGATTGAAGGTAGTGAGTTAATGACTCAAACAGAAGAAGTAATGCCTGAGTTATATAAAGATATTAAATTTATAGATGATAAAAAACAAGTTTGGTATCCAACAGTTATTAATATACAAGATAAAGGTACTGTGTTTATTAATGGTACTACTAAAGATAATTGGGGATGGGCAGGTATTAAAGCT